CCAGCCTTCGCTATCGTCTTCGGTGGAGGCTATCCCAGCGAGAATGATCTTGATCTTATTTTTCAATCTGTCTGCTTCTTGTCTGGTCATATCGCGTACCCCCGCACTTTCAGCACTTCGGCATCACTCGCGGATTTTCCCCAGAATTGTGTTTGCTGTACCCCGAATGGTATCACACTGTTCAGCCCAACACGTTCGTGCGTCAAGGGATTTTGCGAGCCGTCATAGGCAACCGCTGTTCCCCATGTGATCGCGGTGAAGACATTCTTGGCGTAACCAATCCGCTGAGTTGTGCCGGCAGCGTTGGTCTGTTTCGCGATCAGGAGTTCGTCGGTCCGTACCCATCCGCCCGTAACCGTGACCTCTGCAACCGTAGTACCATCGCTTGATTTCAGTTTGCCTCCTGCATCAGCGAAGATCAGCCCCGAGACTACATCACTGGCACTGAGGATATTCGCTGGGGCCGTGACCTGTGCGCTGGATACCCCCATTTCTACCAATGCAGCAGCAGTGAACGCACCCCCCGACAGTGCAGCGGTCATAGCTGCATTCAGCGGTATCGCCAGCCCGTTGCCGCCACTGGTGGCTGCTGTGGAGGTTACTGAGGTGGTTGCGCCTGCGCCAGATGCTGCGTAGGGCATTTGGTAGGGAGAGGCTACGAGTTGTGGTTCCCATATTGTGCATGTACCTGTTGCCGGCTCACCACAACCAGCCCCAAAACGGAAAACCCACACACCCCCAGTTGCACCAATATTAGCGGCTATAGTTAATATATGCTCTCCAGCGGATGGAATGGTTGTATCCATCGCCAAGGCCCCGTCAACGTAAAACGTCATTGTGCCTGATGGCATTATCGAAGGGATGAATATATGTTTCAATCGCAACCCACCATCAGTTATCGCCCGCACCCGCAGGGAATAGCTAGTATTGGCCAAGACCGTAAGATTTTGTGATATAATATATCTCGCCGCAACAGTAGTGGTTGTTATGCTGCCATTCGTATTTACCGTCATGGTTCCAGGTGTTCCTATGGTGGTAACTGGCCAATTTGTCGGACCTGTTCCTGGCGTCCCACTCACAGCCCCCTCAAGCTTGGAGTTCTGCAACAGGTTGCTATACGCAGGCTGCACCATCACCCCCCGCAGCGGATGATTGACAGGCCACGGGACCATGTTGCCTGAAGCGTCGGGCTGGAGGCCCGCTGCTGAGGTTTGGATTCGGGGGCCGACGGGGCAGGTGGATGGGGTCTTGGCGTTCCAGAGGGATAAAAGTTCCGGAAATTCAGGAATCGCGGGAAGTAAAATAGGGTTATTCCGCTTTTTATCCCGGAGATCCCACAACAGCCATGCCATGTATTTATAGGATTTTTTCATACTCTCCTAAACCAGCCCCGGAACCCCTCGTGCAAAGGGTTATTTTTATAATGAATATACTGCTCACCATTCATACAATTTAAAAGGATGGATTCGTTTAATTCGTCACTTCCCGGCCTCGACACGATACATCGACCAAGAGTCTTGATAGTGATGCTTCCCAACTGGCCGTCAACTTTAATGTCGGGGTAAGTTTTGCCGTGCTGGTTTAACATGTTAAGGGCAATCTGTAAAAATTCCACGGCTCTGGTAACGCCCATATTTACTGACGTATCAAACAATTCCTTGGCTACCGGCAGAGAAACAAGAGCAACTTCGTCACCTTGGAATCGATCCCAAAAGTTTATTCTGTAAAATTTCTTGACGTGCGGTAAAAGTTCTTTCTGAACGGCCAGCGGGACTTTGCCATCTTTTTTATATCTGTCAATTATCGGCCACCCCATCCAGGATTTCCAATATACTCTGGAAATACCCGCGTAAGTTTCTTTACCGGGGTCGCCCTTCACGTTTGAAAGGTTTCTACCTTCCATGCGTTCAGTTTCTTCAAAGGATATTTCAAAAGGGTCCATTATTTTCTACCAAGTTTTTTACTTTCTTCAGCCATATCCCTTTCTTTTAATTGCAAGTATGTAAGTGTAGAGATGTTGGCATTCATGTCGGTAATTGATCTCAAAAGTGCTTCGTATCTTTCTTCTGTTCGTGCTTGGCCAGTGGCCAGCGCACTAACTTGGTCAGATATTTTTTTCACATCGGCTGCAGCCGTCCCGATACTGGCTGCATATTGTGCCTTCATATCATCTCTAACTTCTCTAGTGTAAATGTATGCCCCGCCAATTGATAGTGTTACTAAGATAGACCAACCAACAATCCGATTTTGCCAAGTAAGCATCTTGGGAATGTTGTCGGTCAATTCCTGCATATTTTTCCGTCGTTCTACTTCAACCCCATGCAACGCGCACTGCCCATCTTCACCAAAGGTACATTTTCCTGTTTCATGGGCAGTCACTGTTCATCACTCCTATTATAAAATATACTACGCTTCGTACACTTTTCGATTAAATTTCTTTGATCCCTTTTTAAGCATGTGGAATCTTATAACCATGGTTAACTGCCTGCCGACAAATGGCCAGATACCTTTCCTAATCACCGTGTCATGGTAAAACTGATCTGCTTTGGGCTGCTCATCGTGCGGCAATCGCCCACTATTTATTAAATCACAAAGAATATCATGACCACAGGATGCTTCAATTGTCTGATCGATATCTGGAAATGGTCCACTATTTCCGTCCCAGGGATAACCTTGATAAATCTCCAGTTTGCCGGATGGGTATAAATGGAAAAATTTATCTGATATGTCGTAACCGTAAACTGTTGTCTGTACAGAAAAATTCTCGGCTACAACGTATTCGTATCCTTTCCAGTATTTCACAGATCACCGGCATCTTCATTGGGGTAGTTACATATCGGACATCTCGGTCCTTTGTATTTATGGCCGCATTCTTTGCAAATTACCATTGCATCAGTACCTCTTTACTGTTATTTCCGTATGGGGCATGAAGATAAATTCCACCGTGTGCCGTGCCCCGATCTGCGTCGCCAGTTCCGTTGGGCAGCCCATTACCCGGCTTATATAAAAACCCATCTTTCTCAGCGCGGGAATCTCTGTTGCAGGTGTCCTCTCTATCCCGGCAATTCTTGTTCGGGTCTTTGACCACGAAAGTCAGTCCGTCCGAAAAGGTGAATTTTACCGGACCTGAGCCAAGGGAGTCGCCTCTTTTATTAATTCGCCACGCCCATCTTCCGCCGTTCCTTTGCCCGTATGCCTTATATGTCACAGAGTTCTTGTACGTTCCTGGGGTTGCTGGTCCTGTCGTCTCGCCAGATGTCCCACTGTTGGCCACATAGGTGACACCGTCCGACATTTTAATCACGAACACCAGCGGTCGCGTATATTGGTCGCCGGATTTAATCAGCAGAAAAACGGGTGCACCTTTATGTGGGACCCCTTTCCTCGCTACTTCGCCATTTACCGATACCGAGACAACCGACCCGTCCTGCAGTGTCCTGAACAAAATCCCCGCAGAACCGTTCCCCTGATCCGTCGATCTTTCGAAGGTGATCGGGTGAGGAAAAACTTTTATCCCTGTTGACGGCACAACTGGATCGGGTACAGGTATCGTTGTCCCGCCCGGAAAATACTGGGCACAAAGTGCATTGCACTCGTTGAGGGACTGTGGGATACTTATCGCCCCTGCAGGTACCGCCCATAACAGGATAAGGGCCAGGACAAGGCGGAACATCAATCTACCTCCTCAACTGTTCCCTGTGGCGGGATAACATCTTCAAGCCCCTCCGGTTCAGCAATTTCTTCAGCAGGAAGTGTAGGATCCAGGAAAACTGGAACCGCTGGCACGGGCTTAACCTCTTCCTTGACCTGGGTCGTGGTGGTAGAGGTCGTAGTTTTCTGCGACAGATCCGGCATAAGTTTACCAACGGCATCCCGGATTCCGCCAAGTGCCGCCAAACCACCATCAGTTGCAGCAGAACCCGAAGCATCTTGAGTGGGGGTCGTAGCGGTGGTTAAACCTTGTGCGTCAGTGCGCATGGTGCCCTTGGAACTACCATTGGTGGTCTGGTTAAATGCGACATCTGTCGGGCTGTAGTTTACCGAACAGCCGACTAACAATAGCCCCAGTGTAAGTCCTGCGATCAAAGTTTTTATCATTTTGTCCCTCTGGTGGTTGTGCGATAACTACTTTTGATTTTTGGCCCTTTTAATTGCATCGGCCAGCTTTACCCCGCTGGCTACCAAATTACAAATGAAAAGGGAATGAGATTCCATGATTTTGGCCGTTTCGGCGGTCAATTTTGCCTCAGCAGCAATCTCCGCCAGTTTTGCTTTCTCCTGGGCTGCTTTCTCAGCGTCAAGTTTCTCCTGGGCTGCTTTCTCAGCGTCAAGTTTCTCCTGGGCTGCTTTCTCAGCGTCAAGTTTCTCCTGGGCTGCTTTCTCAGCCTTTTCTTTTGCTGTATCTGCCATTATTATTCCTCCTTAAAACCTTGCCACCCGGACCCCGACCAGTGGCCGAGGAGTTCCCCTGGTTTAGAATCCGGGGGCAAAGAAATCAGTGTATACTTTTAAATAATTAGAACGCGTTCCCTAAGGCAATTCGTCGCCAGTTGGCAGCCTGATTACCGGTCAACACACAATAATAAAGATAGGTGTCATCGATGTAACAATCACCAGCCTCGCCCATGGTACCATCCACCCCCGCTGCAACTGCACCCAAAGTGGTTGCGTCAAAAATATTGCTGGCATGAGTGAGGGTTTCCGTAGTGACAATGGCATCGCCAGCTATACCGGGAACCCTGGCAGTAAGAGCAAGATCATCGCCAACGAAAGCAGCTGCACAATCCACCGTTGGGTGCAAAGTGTTAAGGGTATCGGTACCTTTCAACGCCTTCACAATGTTGAGTTTGGTAGCCGCTTCACTGGCCCCCATATCGATTTCACCGGCTGCAGCTGCCGTACCGTTGGCCTTGAACGTGTAGACTACCGAACCGATGGTCATGGTGTCTTCCGCCGTGACCGGTTCTGCAATAGTAAGTTTTCCAGCCGCTTTAACAGCACAAACTGGGGTACCGGTCGTGGGCAACTTTTTATTGAAGCTGGCCACCCCCGTTTTTCCCCTTCTCAATCCAATAGCATTCATCTCGTACCTCCGTAGTTAACGGTTAATGTTATACTTCGAAGGAATTAGCCGTTGGTCTGGATGAAAACCATGCCAACATTCTTACGAGCCATGACCCGATTCCAGTTAGCTGCGAGAGCCAATTCTGCTAGGGTGGCAGACTGACCGGCAACATTGGCCGACAAGAAGGCAAACCCGTGCGGATGGATGATATCAGCCCGACGAGAATGGATGATATCCTGTCCGCCACCGTAACCGGCGTTGGCAACCCGCTCAAGCTCGGACGGCAGAAGAACGTTACCCTTACCATATTCGATTGCGCCACGGGCAAAGAGAATGGTGGTGTAGGTGATGCGATTGGCACCAGCAACAGCAGGCATACCATCATCGACGATAACCACGTAACCCAGGTAAGTGGGGATATTAATCTCGCCACGGGCGTTGGGGATATAGTCGATCAAATTCTGCTTCTGCAGATTGGTATAAACGACCGAATGCATGGAAATAGCAGCGAGGGAATCCTTTGCGTCGCCCATGGTCTGCGCACCATCGATAATCACGTCAGCGGAAATCATGTCAGCAGCAAGAATCGGCAGGGCCGCGTCGGTAGCAACGTCTTTCAGCATGTCGCTGGCATCATTGGCAACGTTATCGGCCAACAGACCCATGGCAGACTGAATGACTCGTTTCTGCATCTGGGTTGCCCACCAACCACCAATTTTATTAGTAATGGCAGCAAGAGGGTCAATCAGAGCCAGTTCACGGGCCAGATCCATGGTGGACCAGGATTTGTGAAGATCAGCCCGACGATAGATCATCTTGGCTCCGCCGATATTGGCAGGGGTGGCCAGATGGGTAGGATCGTCGTCGATATAATCCGGTTCACCAGTAGTGGCCAGGGGGCTGAAGAACGGGAGTTCTCCAATATTGCCGCCGACAGAGGCCATATTACTAATTACGGGATTTTCAGCCATAACCCCGGACTGAATAAATAGATTCTTTTCGGTTGCGGCCTCGTCAGTGGCGGCATCAAAAACCAACGGTACATAGACGTTTGCAAGCTGCGTAGTTGCCATTTTATTTTACTCCTTGTGATTGTTGTTTAGAGATAGCCCTAGGCAACCGTCATAAACGGCTTTCTCTCATCGATACTGTCGTTTCAACCTGTTATAAAGCTCGATGTTTGTTTTGGCAAGCCTTGCCTGCTCAGTAAGATTGTAGTCCGGGGATTTCTTGTCGAAGTATTTAGCCTCCGAGTTCATACCATCCCCGCCCCCACCGTTGGCTCCGCCACCAGAATTACCGGAAACCACGAAATGTTTTCCAACTTCTGACGCGGCCCATTCCTTAACGAAATCAGTTACTTTTTTGTCCCCGACCATGGCCTTACCAGTGTCGTCTACTGCAATATTGGGTAAAATGTTGTTGATGGCAATATCAAACAATGGGGCCGGAATACTGATGCCACTGGAAGTAATAGCAGAAACCACAGCATTTTTCTTATTCATGGCGAGAATGGTTTCCTTGGCAGCAGAAAGATCAGAAACGAGTTTGCCGGTTTCTTTGTCTTTTTCGGCCTTCAGAGTATCATAGAGTTTTTTATACTCGCCTTTTTCCTCGTCACCTTTTTTCTTGATATCTTCTAATTCGGTCTTGGCGGCAAGAAGACTATCGATGTCGATGTCTTTAACCTTGTCAGCCACTTCGCTCAGCTTCTTTATTTTGCCGAGAAGCTCCGAATTTTTGGATTTCAGTCCTTCAGTAGCAGCGTCCACTGCAGCTTTAATTTCTTCCTCGGTAGCCATAATTTTCTCCTGTGTGGTGGTTTAGGCGTTGCGTCGATCTATTTTTAATTTTGATTCGGGGTCCGGGGGTTCAGGGAGATCATCGTCTTCTTCCTCTTTACCCTCAGCCTTGGCCAGGGATTCAGTCTTCTTTACTTCATCCTCCAGCCGTTTCTTTTGCTCAGCAGAAATGGCGGCGAGTTCATCCTCAATTTTTCTGTCGCCGTCCACAACATCGCCACTTTTCAGAGTATTGAAAAGGGTTTCGTAGGAAATTGATCCCTTGATCCAGGCCGTGACGTACGACAACATATCTGATCCAGTAAGGACGGACGGCATAAAGTCAGAGTTGATATTGAGAGTGACTGATGCCGGATCTTCTTTCTTCCACCAGGAAATCACCCGCACTGCCTCTGTAATTTCTCTCGACAAAACCCTGGTGATCCCCGCCAGCGACGAGGTTTCTGCGTTGGAACGGATGGCAGCAGCAAGGGCGGATTCATCATTGGATGATTTTTCCGGGGCCAAAATTCGACTGGCCAGGATCACGATCATCTCAATAACTGATTCAATGGCTTTGGCAATCTGCGTAAGACCTGCACCGGTAAACTCCAGCATACCACACTGGCAATTTTCATCAAGGAACCACAAGGTGGTCGGTCCGATGGATTTCGGAGCACCCGGATCATCCTTACTCATGCCGGAAACCCAGGGAGTCGGCAGGGCGACATAGTGTAAGCCGTGCTTATAATCGGCATCCAGTTGGTAGTGGTGAATATTTTGGTCGGCCACTGATAGCAAGGGTGGGTACTTCACCTTGATGCCGCCGTGAATATAGAACGGAATAAAAGTCAACTCTTTGCCGTCACGTAGGGGAAAAATATCTGCTTCAATCTGTTCGCTATCTTTATTGAATAGCCGCTGCCGGTATTTCCCGCCAAACAGATCCAGGACCCGGTATTGATATTCTTCGTCGGTGCTGAACTCGTCGTCGCCAATTACCTGTATTTTTTCACACAGGACCACCATCGACAGGACTTCAACATTGTTTACCAGCGAGGTTCGCCAGTTAATGATGTCGTTTACGCCGTAGAACAGTAAACGCGGAAAGATGTTATTATTGATCTCATCGGCAACTGTCAGTGTTTCCTTAACCAGTGGCATGTCCACCAGGGTACCACAACGACCATAAGTGAGAAAGTGCTCAAGCAAATTGCCCACGTAAGTGTTGATGTCGTTACCTTTACCGTCGATATTAATCGATTCAAATCCGCCCACTTCCACTTTCTTGCGCATTACCATACCGCAGAATGCTTCGATGGTGCGTTTGGTAAAGGTTACGAACGATCCCCGATTTTTATAGGCAGTGTAGGCATCATCTGTCATGCCAATAAGGCGCGGCAGATAAGTTTCTCCGTAGGCGTGGATAACTTTCTCGCAAGAACAGGCATGGGTCATTTTTTCCCATTCGCTGATCATTGCGGTGTAGTCAATATGGGCGTTATCTACAGACATTTTGTGGCCTCAAGATAACATATGCTACATAGGGGAACGGACTTGCATTCGGTGCATTTTTCCAACGGTTGGTGTTTGAACAACCGATCCAAGCATGTATATAACTGTTTGCCTTGTTCCATGGTCATTTTTACCGATTCGCCGTTAATGGGTACATGAAAACACTTCGTCATTTCATATGCCCTCCAGTTCAACTGCTCCGGGCCTGCCGCCACGTATCGGAAAACGATATGCGATGGGATAGGTACCTGCATCAGCAATGTCGTCCAATTTTCCATCTTTAATGGGCAGGTTATCCGGGCCATACGTTTGGTGCTCCAGGGCCTCGGTCAGCAGGGGGCTTTTCTTGGTATTTATAAAGACCCTTCGAAAACCGTTGCCGTTACAGAATGCAGCATTGGTGGCGGTGACGCGATCTTTAATGGACGGATTTTTACTGTTCCTTTTCACCAGGAACCCCGCCACTTTCAATAAATTGATATCCGATTTGGTTGCGTCCACGGATTTCTTTGCATTACCAGTAGCGTCCGGATAAGCAACAATGGGGTGATTTGGAAAGGTCGTCCGTACCCTTGCTATCGATTCCGGGGTGTCGGCAGATCCGTGAAATTCCCCGATGGAGTGTAAAGTAGTTTCGCCATTTATCCGCCGCTCCACATAAGGCACCGCACAACCCCTACCAGTATTGAAATCAAATCCCACGTGCAGTGTTTCGCCGGCAACAGGCTGCACGTCAGTGTTGTTTAATACTCTATCAAAATCCTTCCATACTTCATTAGCGGCAATGTTTACGAATTCGCCCAACAGGTAGGCTTTAATCATGGATTGTGGGTATTTCGCAACCATCGCTGAGATATAGTCAGCAGGAAGGTTGCGTTGGTTTGAATGCGTACTCATCCGAATAAGCTCTGAATCCTGTATCGGGGCTTTTTCGAAATTGTTGTACATATATTTAAAACCTTCCGGAGATGATATACAATATATCTGATTGCGTTTATTGGTTACTTTCTGGCGTATTCGGGCCAGGAATTTATCCACCACTATTTCTGCCTGGGCCTCTGGAATTACGTCAAGTTCATCCAAGAAGGCATCCAGGATCGAGAAACCAATGATCGTTTCCGGTTTGGTCATGGACCGGAAGAAGATTTTACCGTACCCCGGCACTGATAGCAGAGAATCGGTCTTATTGAGGCTGTACCTCATGTTTGCCCCTATCAGGAGTTCCTCCAGCAGGGGGTAAATAATGTCTCTAATAAGCCCGTAAGTCGGTGCCGAGTATGCCAGATTGCACCCTTTATACTTGAAGTAGGTGTCCAGCATCTTCAGAGCTATTGTGAATGTCTTTCCAGACCCAAGACCGGCAGCACAACCAATAAACTTGGCCTGTGATGTATATACTTTGGACTGTGGCCTGGACAGTATTACGTTCACCCGGACACTTCCTCAGGTTCCGGAGTGGTGTCGATAAAAACGTTAATGGGGTTTGCAACCACTACTG